ACAAACTGAGGCGCGAGTGTCTGTTGTGTCCACTTCAATACTGTATCTACATAATGCTCAGCCCTCCGCATACTAATGGGAAAATTATACCTTTCTAAGCCGCCGCATTCAGAGGGGTTGACAATCTGGTCATGGTGTCCATCACTGATGTGCATGACTAGATGCTCTTCAATATGCTGATCTTTTGCTAGCTTACGTTCAATTGGCAATGCTTTTGGTAATCCAGACATTGGAACGACAATACGTTCCATTTCTTCAACTACCGTCTTAAATAGACCATGAGTCTTAGTCATAGCCTTAACTTGTCGCTGCATCACATTACGTTCGTCCTTTAGATGCAGGACTTCGGCCTCTAAAGTTAATAGTCTATCGTCAGGATCGAGATTCTTTAACTGACCGCCTGATTTCTTTACTGGAACTGTAATATCCACTTGAGACCAAGCGCGTCCAGTTGCAATATCTGATATCAAAGATCGGCTTACCTTGTACTTTTTAGCAACTACTGGTTGAGTTTTTCCAGCCGCGAGCAACTCTTTAATTTCCGATACTTTCTTAGCGTTGAGTTTCATACAAGCTCCTTAATGAGAATCAGATTTACGGCATTCCAAGTAATCGCAGGACACTGCTTTTAGAATCAATCGTCCACCAAGAACCGGACTAAACGTCTCAGTTAATGGCGTTATCACTACCCCCTCACGACCTTTAAAAGATGACCGCATGTGTACTTTATCTCCGAGAATAGTCTCTCCATCAACAAGCTGTTCTACCACTTCATAGTCAAAGGGACCAGAGTATAGCAGAGGTACAGTCGGTACACAAAAGCGGGTTGTATAGTAAACAATTTGATCCCAATTTAAATAATTACCATCAACTGAAATATCAAATAATACATATCCATCCGCACCAAATCTACCATAGTCCATAAATTGAACTTTAGACCCATAAATTTCTCCGAACGCAATTACATTCTTGCCACCATCAGAGATACATCGAAGCATATCTTTCATATTGGATGTAAGTGGATTCCAATAAATAGATGGGTGTTCCAGTTTATCAAGAGACTTCATTGAACATTTATGTGACCCGCACATAAATTCATTATCAATTAATCCGACTCTGCTATTCGTTCCATGACACTTTTCGGTCAGACGCACTAGAGTTCCGAGTGGAATTGCATTCCGATACTTAGAATTTCGATAATTTTGAATATCTGTATAGATATGGAATCGTGGATCATTCTTAGCATGGTCGCCAACTCTAAACCATTCTGGTTCGGGTGGCTCATACTTGACACCATGAAAACGATCAGTTAAATCAGTACCAGCTTCAACATCTACTTTAACTGTAAACCCAAATGATGCGGCCCCACGTAAACGAATTGCCCCAACTCGACATTTAGATTTTTCAGAGTCGCCAGGATAAACTGCATCTTTAAGATAGTTCTCAACCCCAAGTTGTATTGCTACCTTAGGTGGAATGAGTATATCTGGAGGGAAGTGGGCAACAATATCACCCACCTGATACTTACCCTTTGTCTCGCAAGTTTGATAAGCGCCAATTTTGACAATTTCTAGTTTATCAGCATTAATATGCGGATAAATTGCGTCAATTTTAACGGCCATAATACCAAGGTCACTCATATTAAGTCTCCAGCTAGCTTATCAATAGCGTCAACAAAATCCTCGACTTTATCTGCCCCAACAAGATGCTCAAAATCAATAGTGTTGGTTTTCTGTATCATAGCCTCTAATTTAGTGTTGTCTAAAATCAACATTTTGGCTACTTCAGTATACTGCTGATAACTTGTCGTAACTAACTCATCCATACCTGATCTACGTAGCAAATAAGATGCCGCTCGATTAAACCACTGAGTTCCTTCTAACGTTACAACTGGGCGTCCGCACCAAAGAGATTCCAGTATTGTATTATAACCACCAAAAGGATAGCTGTCAACTGTAAAATGACAATTTGCCAGAACTTCCATATACTTTTCATACGGTAGATTAGGCATAATCGTTATATCTTTTCCAAAATATTCTAACATTGACATGCGTACAGGTATAGAGGCTTGATATCTATGAATTGGGTTTCCAGGCATAAATACTAAATGTGCCCCAGTTTCTTTCAGTTCTTTCAGACATTGGAACATCGGGGTATTATATTTGATTGCGCTCCAAGGCACTGCAATTTTAATCTGATCTGATAACTGTGCCTTTATTTTAATTGTGGGCAAAACAGGTAATACACCACTCCCAGGAAGTAGTATTAAGTTTTCAGAATAATTCCTTTTCCAATCCAATGTTTCAACTTGTTTTCCCGATAGAAAATAATCAATTTGATTACCTCGACCAGATACAGGATGTCCATGGCAAGCAACCTGCACAGGTGCAAGTCGCATATTTGATATATAGATAGATTCTGTTGTTAAGCCAACGTCCAAAAATAAAGCCAAGCCAAATGTCGTGGTTTGAATCTCAGATAAATCTAATCCACAATCACTTACAGAAACTTGCACAACATTTTTGAAAATAGATAAATCTGCTGCACTATCAATTGGCCCCAAATGTACTAGAGTTAATTTGTATTTTTCTGCTAAAGCGTAGACAATTTTTCCAATTGATTTAACTACAACATGTGTTGGTTTCCAATTTCCAGTAACAATCGCAATATGTTTAGGATTTGGTACATTAATTGGCATCGGCAACGAGAAACTTTTATTAAACTTACGTTTTACTTTTTGAGCAACGCTTGTAAAATAATCCGACCAAAAATACGCCTGAGTGCTTTGAGGTAAAAATACACACCGATGATGCATATTTTTATAGTGTGTTTCTATATTTTTCTGTATATTACTATTTGTACAGCCAATAATTGGTAAGACATATTGCGCAAACCATAATGATGCTAGATTACGATTATGTTTAAAAAATTGATGTGAATCCAATGTTTCTGTGTTGCGTCCTGTGTATAAAAACATAAGTTTCACTGGGTCATCAAACAACTTCAACCATTGATCTGTTGTCTTATATGGTGTGACTGCAACTATATTTGCATAAATATGACTATAAGTTAATAGCTTATAAGCCTCATCTTCGGGCACGTCCTGTGTCTTAAGAATCTCTAAAACACTCTCAGTGGCTTGGATAAACATTCCAAGAATCTGGCCATCAAGTTTATTGATGCCAACACGAGTAAACGGATCGAGTATTGCCTGTATCTGTTCAATCATTGGATAATCACTGGAGTTTTATTTTGCATGGGATGATTAGCTAGAATATAGTCAATTGCCTTAACAAAATATTGAGGCTCATCGGTATCTAATAATAATTGTTTTAGACGATCTATGTCTGCAAGCTTATCTCGCGCATCTTTTAAAATTTTAGGGTTATTTAAAAGCGTTAATATTTGTTCTTCGCACATTTCAATATTTGTGGTTGACAAATCGACGCCAACCCGTCTGGCGAGTGCTGTGGATGCACGATTATAAAACTTATCGCCCTCAATAGTCACCACAGGACACCCAGCAAAAAAGGAATCTACAATAGTATTGTAGCCACCAAATGGATATGAGTCAATAGTCAAACTACCTTGTTCAACTTTAGCAAGATAGTCCTGGTATTCAAGATTGGGGTATATCGAAACCTGCCCCTCAAATAGTTCTTGCAATTCTCGATTCATAATCGGAAAATTATTGTAACGTGTGCATGTCCACGACGGAAAAAATTGATAATGTATCTTTAAATTTGATTTTTGTTGAACTTGTCTTAGCATCTTTAACATTGGCCAATTAATTTTAGCCGTTGTCCAACAACAATTAATATAAGTTATATCTGTTACCATTGGATGGCGGCGAGTATATTTAGGATCAACGGGGTGCGCACCAAGCCCTGGGATAAGTATTAGATGTTCGCTGTAATTATCATAAGCCATTTCAATCTTTTCAGAATCGACGCCGCCAATAAAATAATCAACAAACGATCCATAAGTACTCACTGGATGACCATAGCCACAAACCATAATAGGCGCAAGTCTCGTATTTGCCAGGAAAACAGATTCATCTGTCATGCCAATATCTGTAAAATATGCTAATTCAAAATCGTTTTTCTTAATAGTAGTTAAATCCTGTTTTTCCATGCCAGCATGAACTTGTACGACTTGTTTAAACAAAGTCCTATCTATCTTATCCATTTGGGCCTTACTCGAACAGATAAGAGTTAAATCATACTTCTGTGCTAAGGCTGCTATTTGTGGGTAACTACTTTTATAAACAGCTGTAACTGGAATCCATTTATCAGTTATAATAGCCAAGCTTCCTTTTCTCGGGGTGCTTGTTATTTTATACAAATTAGAAAATTTCTTAACTTGTTGATTACACCACTCTTTAATTGGTCGCTCGTTAATACCAGAATAGGAGCATTGAAAATACATTGGTTGAACACGAGTATCGGGTAAATCAAGTTCGGGCAAAAATTCAACTAGATGCTTAATCATATTACTAGTTAATAATTCTGAGGTACCACCGGGAGGGGCGGTAGAAAAATTATTCCACCATAAAGTAGCTAATTTAGGATTGGGGGCAACTAATGCCTTAGTATTTATATTAATATTATTCCTACAAGTGTACAAAAATAGTAGCTTTGCATAATTTCCGTCTTGGTATAACAATGCCCTAAGCACACCATCGGTATTGCGATGACCAGAAATTGCGACTAAATTCGCAAATAGATGATTGATCCCAATAAATAATGGAACCCAATTATCTGGAAATCTAAAATCTTCTTGTAGCATTAAGAAAAAAACAAACTCGACAAACGAGTCTATTCGCTTTAAATCTTCTTTTCCAAAAGAAGCATAACTGACATCATTACAATGTTTTAATACTGCAAAAATATCTTGACAAAGTTTATCGTATCTCTTTTGAGTATACAATGTTAAAGCATATCGTGTATCAAAAGCTGGAAAATTTTTAGTTATTGTACTCACAGAGTATTCCTTCCTGTAAAATAAGTAGTCTTCGATACTTTATGCCACGATACTCAATATCCAATTTAATATCTTTAGCTCTCCAAGGTGTTGTTATTACAATAATTGGGTCACTAAAAGCTTTTATAATATCAGGCGACTGTATTTCTTGTCCGGTACCAGGAACAAATTTACCAACTTTATGAACATCAGAATCAACAACCAATGGATAATTAGTGCTGTCAATTCCATAGCTGTTTAAAAAGGCAGCACTCTTACCAGTCCCACCCCAAAAGACCAGTGTCTTTTTTTGTTGCTTTATTTCTTCCAGTTGTCTCTGCACTGTACTAATAGAATCTGTAGCACCAGCACCAAAAGCCTTTGCTGTATCGGTATAAAATTGTAGGGGAACACTATTAGGAGTAAAAAATCCAGCTAAAACTTCATTACCATAGTATCTATTAATATCTAAAGTTGAGTAACCGCACTGAGAAAAAAGTGTCTGAAAACTATTCGATGTAAAATTAGAGACGTGTTCATACAAAAAATCAGAGATTCTACCTAATGCCAATGAATTATCAAAACATGGAACCTCAACCAAAAATATTGGTGATAAATTATAGACACTACACCAATATGAAATTTCGGCTAGAAATTCTCTGGGTTTATCCATATGCTCAATAACATGGCGACAAACTAGCAACGATGGCCTAAATCTCGCTAAATCTCGCTCTGGAATAAAATAATCTCTAAATACGGAGAAATTTTTAATCTGATCGGCTTCTATTCCTGGCTCATAACCAATACACGAAGCATTGGGCATCGTGCCAAGTAATCGGCTAAAAAACTGGCCATCGCCACATCCTATATCAATTGCGACACCACTGATCCATCTATCTTTATAGGTATGTAACTTATTTACCAGCATTTGCATATGATTTTGCCACGCTGGTCCACTATTATACATTAAATTGGAATCAGCCGCATATGGAACTTGAGCGTAATTAAAATCAGTATTAAATACATGCCCACAGAAAGCACACATATGAAAATTCATTGGAAATCGTAATGCGCTCTGTGCCATAGCGGCAGACTTGGGAAGATTTAAAGCTGCTAAGGGTTGTGGCCCTGGATTGAAAATTTTATGTGTCAACTTATTACCGCATACAATACATGTCATAGTCTATCAACCTTATATGGACAATTTTGACAAATTTCTTCCCTGAGAATCAATACTTTTTTTCCATCTTTTACACAGTTTAAAAAATAACGCTCGCAACCGCAGGATTGAACGGGTCTTTTTTCAAATTCAATATAAATACAAAAAGGTTTTTCTGGAATTAAAATCCATGCATCGCTACTTTGTGGATTATTTGATTTTCTACGATACCCTACGGGTACCGGAGGAGGTTCCCAATCAGTTTCTTCTTTAGTATAAACAATGGTACCATCTTTTAAAAGCTGTGGTTTTCTAACTGAAATTGGTTTTGGAATTGGAATTGGTTGTATTTCAGACTGTGATATTATCTGTAAATTTTTATCTAATTCTTGGCAGGTCGAGCATATTTCATATGTAACAATCTTTTGTTTATACAATTCGGGGTGTTTTATTAACTCAGCTGGAGGCAACTGTTGTAACTGTGCTAATAAAGGCTTACAATAAATAACTAACGGACTGTTAGCCGTAGCTCTATAAAATACACGTCTACTGCACGCAGGTAAATCAGCAATAATCTTCGTGTCGATTGTCATATTTAGGATGATTCTCTGAATTAAACCAATTTTGATGCTCGTCGTAAAATTCTGTTTGTTGAATTGTATAGTCCTTACCAATTCGAGTTGGAACTGCTTTATAAGATAAGGTATATTCCATATAAGTTGTTGGGACGTACAAGGTATCCACAACACCATTATACACAAATGCGCACCAAGTGTGCTCCAAACAAGCCCGTAAACCGCCGCACACGGGATCTTCTAAATCACCACCAGACCAGTACCAAGTATTTGTTTCTGGATCACCATATTCACAAGGTGCATCGCAAGATGGTGGTCCAGCATCACAACGGTGAATAGATGTTACATCAAAAGTTCGTACTGTACGATCCAGAAGTAAGTCGTCTGCTTGATCGTAAGAAAGAAATGGAGTACCATTTGGACTCAACCTAATTACAATTCTAAAAGTTCGATTGTAAGCCGAGTCATATATATCAATATAAATTGAAGGCCGTAAACCACAACCTTGATGATTAGTATACTTGAGACACCCTTTGCTATTATATGTACAATCTGTCATATAAGACGGTAACGCTGGTTCGCATAGATAATCATCACTATTAGCTAATGCTCTTGCAGCTTGGGCTATTGTACTGTCTGTTTTTGGATTAAACCATTTCCACCAATTAAATTGCAAAGCATAAATAAGTGCTAGAGCCCACTGCATTCCCTGCCATTCTACTGGAAAACGAGTTTGAATTGCGACACATGCTGCCATATTTTCAGCTGCGTCATTATCACATGCCGTCCGGGCGGGTTCGATCTTATTAAATTCGGTGAGATACTCAGCATGTTTATCGTCAATAATAGCTTGCTGATCTTGTGCTTGGCTACCTAAATCGCAAATCTGTTCTCTCAATACCTCACACTGTGGAATATCTTCTTCAGCTGGTGCAATATCACAGTCTAAGCTGAGATACTCAGAAATAGCAGCATCTAATTGCGGTAAAATATCTTCATCTAAAGTTGCTTGTTCCTTGGCTAATTGGCAAGCTTTTTGTTGAGTAGTATTAACTGCTTGAATAAATTCATACTGCTTCTGTCTTGCTGTAGTATAAGTTGCGCAAATTTTAGTCCAATTAGCTACATTAGTACCTTCTAATGGTGGATACCAAATACCCGTATAAGTATCAACATACCAATTCATTCCAATACAATAATAACAAACACCACCAGTAACGACACCACAACGTTCTTCAGTGCAACAAGCATCTATAGTTGTCCAGACGACTCGTTCTGTTGCCACATCAACTTCTACTGGTACACATTCTTCGCAATCACACCACATATCAGGTATTTGTTCTGCAATTTCGTCAATAATTTCATAATGCCAGATTTCAAGGTCTTCGGAAAAAGAAATATCAGGGCACGATTCAATCATTTTATTACGAACTTCAGTAACATCGTCTTGCGCCCAAAGATGTGGATCTTCAACTTCTTCCAGCGGATCAATAGCAGTACAACCTTCTGGTGGGTTTGCTAATTTATCGTTTATATCTTGAATCAATAGATTCCACTGGTCAATGCTAAATGGTCCGGAGTCATAGTAGCTACTCATACTAGTCTCTCCATAACTTCCTCAAGACTAATCGGACGCCACTCGCCAGTGAGCTTGAAGGTATTATCAACACCAACATCCATAGCCTTTCGGCCTGGAAACCATTGATTAAGTTGTTGCTCCATGGACCCATGGCAGTGTCCATACAGATGTATCCCACCATAGTGTAGAGCGTCCCAAGATAACATAGGATAATGTAGCATGTGAATCTTTTGTCCATTAAATTTCTTACATGACATATCCTGAAAAGTGGAACAATGCTGCCGTAAACTGCTACTATCATGGTTTCCACGAATTATATGAAGCTGTCTAACTTTCAGTCTCTGTCGATAATGACCGGCTTTGCTTGCTGACCAACAAAAATCTCCAAGATGATAAAGTATGTCATCTGGCCGCACAATTTGATTAATATTATTAATAAGCTGTGCATCCATTTCTTCAATACATTCAAATGCATTTAGACGGGCAGACTGATGTAACAGGATGCCCGTATGACCAAAGTGCGTATCTGAAATGAAATAAACGGTCATTGATCTGAGTCCCAAATAACTCGAATTCTTGAGTGGTTATAATAGTCTCTAGGCAAGATATAATAAGCTTCTCTATATATTGGTATTCCGAGCCTATTTTCAATATCACACACCGCAGGTAATTCAGAACAATACAAATCCATGTTACCAGATTTAAACTGAAAATCATATAGCGTCCCAGCTAGCGACTTACATTTTTCAACTACCTTCTTAGTGTATTCTTTATCCCAATCTAAACACTCCAATAAAACAACTCTATCTGATGTATGGCATATATCAAAAAAGGTGCTTTTTGTATACCCCAGATGTGTCATTTCTCCGACTTCATACTCGCCACAAATACACAAAGCTGCATGATCCAAGTCTCCCGGAGTCAAAAACGATGAAACTCGTGATTCATCAGTTGACAGGATTATGTACCCAGGCTTTAATAGTTTATACCCTTCGAGATATTTCTTTCCAGTTAAACGTGTATGATTACAAGAAATCCGTATCCAAGATAAAATATCTCTAACTATCCAAAGATAGATTCTTGTTGTCATTAACCAGCGGACTATGGATTTCATTTATATACCTAGTAAAGATTTGATTAAATTCCACAACCAAAGCCAAAAACTATTTGCCGACTCTGGATCAACTGGAGTGACTGGTGGGTCATGTCTTCCAACAAGAAATGCAGCTTCACCATCTTCGGCAAGCAGCTTCTTCATATCGGCAAAACTAATCTTAAAATCTCCGCCCATACCCCAGCTAGTTCCCCAGCTATTATGTCCAATTAGATATTCGTCTTCAACATTGATACCTTTAACTAGCCAGCAATGACCACCTTCATTACTTCCAGTGACATGCACGAAACCATTTTCATCTGTATCGGACATTCCACTATACCAACTAGTACCAACAATCGCTGGACCTTCATTTGAGACGCCATTAAGAAAGGTATCAAAATCGAATGACCAGTTATAGGCATCACACCAACCAGCATTCTTTAATACTTTTAAACCAGCAAGTACGCTAGTACCTTCATAGTATTCACCTGGAAATTCATCAAGCTTCTGAGCTTCTTTATAAATATTGCGGCAATAATTGTAGTCAACAGAATCAACTTCAACTGGTGCAGCGACTAATTCATGTCCGCATCCAAAACCAACACATGAACCCTCATTGCCTTGGTCTAAGTGTTTCTTACACTCCCAAGTTCGTGTAACAAGCAAAAACATCTTAAGTAATAATGGATACTTGCGACTTCTTTCATCGAATTGAATGCGTCTTCCAAATTGTCTAGGCATTGATTTTCTCCAGCGTTGCGGACCAAGTGTTTGTACAATAATGTTGAATTCTACGTATAATCTTCTTGGATGTTAAACACCATCGGGCTGTTTCACCTTTTGAGTGTTCAGTTTCATAGGGAACTGTTCCTGGGTACTTTTTAACGTGTAAATCTTCTATAGTGTTGGTTATAGCTTGTCTTATAATTTGATGGGTACTATGAGAAAACATTTGGATATCAAATGGTGGATGATTTTCGTCCGCTTGACGTAAACAATAATTTATATGCCTTGAAATATCGGCTAGTGTAATACCATCAAGGTCTTCAATATTAATAGAAATTGGTACAGTTAATGTCAAGTTACATTTAGTCATGGTACGTGGTTTAAGTGTTGTCATTTTTACCCCAAGTAGACTTTATCCAAAGACGTTCATGGTAATAATAGAATATAACTTTAACAACTAAACAAGTAATTGATAATGATATACTTGACGTAATACAACTTGTAAATAAATAAGCAACACCTATCGTAATAAACGTAGAAATAGATTCCCACGTAATAGCTTTTACTAACGATCGCTGTCGGCTAGTCTTCTGCATCTATAGTTTCATACTTTCTAAGATACTGTGCAGCTTGTAATAAAAGCATTGAATTATCCTTAAATTTTCCTAATCCAAGGTTACAACTTGCGCATATTAATCCGCGTACTTGTCCTGTTGTATGATTATGGTCGATGCATGGAGTTTCATCAAAACTAACAAAACAAATAGCACACTTATTGTTTTGTTGTTTACGCATGTTTGCAACATCATCTAGTGTTAAACCAAACTTTGTTTTTAAATGGTTTTTCCGTCTGCATTTTTTACTTATATCTAAACAACGTTGTCTAAATTTAGGGTCTATTTTGTAGCGATCTCTATGCTTTTGATTTTTTATTTCCCGCAGTTCTGGATATAATTTTAACCTACGAGCCAGTCGAGTACAGACATCTTTAGAATGACATGCTTTGCAAACCCGTAAATAACCCAAACGAGTCCTTCGTTTTCTAACAAAGTTATTGACAGTGGTTGTTATACCACAATACTTACAAGTTAATACATCTGTTTCTAGTAAACTAACTTGAGGTAGTTTAGGTCTCGCCATCGGAAACACCCTCAAAACAAGTTTGAATATCCCCCATAGACATCAATTCTAATCTTCTATTATCTTTTAATAATTCGAGCACTTTGAGGTCAGTAGGTAAATGAATCAAATCAACAATAGTAGCGCCTTTATTGGTATCAAGTCCTATTCTGTGGATACGGTCCTCGCTCTGAGAACGTGATTCAGCCTCATAGCTGTTGGAGTAATAAATAGCCATTCTACTTTCTACCAACGTCAAACCCATTCCTCCGCTCTTGGGATGAGCCACAAAAACAACTCGTGGATGGCTTGTTAAATCAGCCCAATAATCCAAGGGGGCTTCATTTAGAATACCATCTTTAGTGCGAACTTGCCAGCCACGACCATCAACCCGTACAACATCCCATTCTTGTTTTAAACAAATAGCAGTTACTTTATCAATTGAACCCGTAAATCCAGCAAATACAACCAAGCGTCCAGTTTCTTCGTTCTCTTCTAATAAAGAAATCAATGCCTCTTCTTTTGGGCAGGGGACCTCTTTTACTGTTCTTTCATATTTATCAATCTGACCTGTCCCATTACATGAAGCACAAGGAAAATCTTGTTTCTCTAAAGTTTTAACGTACTCGGGGTCAAGCATATCCGTCATAGTAAATGCACGATCAGAATCTTCTGGATCAACCCAATATGATGTAATACAAGTTCCATCACAAACTGGACAAGTTTCTTTTCCGACTACTTTATTACGATATTGAAAACCATCACTTAGTTCACGCAGCCATGTCAACCCAGTAATAGTGTTTGGAGCCGCCTGCAATAATGACTGAGCAACTCTGAGTGTTGAAGGTTTTGGCTGACATTGAATAATTCGATATCGTTTATCTGGCAAATCAATACAATCTTTTTTATGCTTGATAACGGCGAGCCCTTTTAAGCGTTCATACAAGAATGCAACTTCATTTATACATGATTTAAAATCATGTACATCAGAATCGGCTTTTAGATATTCGTTAGTCACATCAAGTAAATGAGTATGCTTTCCATCTTCAGCTAATTCTCCACATATATCACATTTTCGTTCATCATCTTTCCAAGTAACTAGTTTATGGAATGATGTTCCACCTAATCCCTCTTCTTTACGATGTATACCTAGCCTAAATTCAAAAGAATTTCGACTACCTTCACGCAGATATCCGGGCCATGTAATCTCTGCTTGACTCCACCAGTCAGCTGGTGACTTAGGAGAAGGTGTTCCTGACATAAGAATTACATATCCTTCAAATCCCCAATCATTCCTAACACCATCAGCTAGTGCTTGGGCCGCCATTGTTCGTTTGGCTGTTGGATTCTTTAGCCGACTGGACTCATCGAATATCACTCCATGTGGAGCCTTTTGAGAACTATCCCAGGTAGACATTCGTTTGACTAAACCTTCATAAGTCATAATCTCAATATTAAGTCTATCTGAAATACCCCACTTTTTAAATTCACGCTCAATTGCATATAACCCAGATTTGGGACCAATCCACCACCAGTTTTGTTTACCAGATTGCTCCATCAATTCAATTGCTGAAAGTGTTTTACCAGTTCCCATTTCCGCGCCCCATATCTGATAATGATATGTGAGTCCTAAATCAGTCATATCCTTTTGATGTGTCATCAAAGGCCGAGTGTATTCAAAATGCTGTAATGGTCGATCAAACCAAGCGTAAACATCTTCGCCTAGTAATAAACGGAGTTGAAACCAATTCCTAAAACAATTTGATGCGGTCCAAATCTTGCGTGGTGGATCATCATATCCATGCCACTTAGCACCTTTCATTGATTTTATTTCGTCCTTTAATTCAAAAGGAGACTTTAAAAATTCAATATTAACTGGTGTAGCTTGAATCTGACCTGGCTTTTTAATTAGTGTACCAGACTTAGTTTCAACAAGAAACTTGATATCAAGTGGTTGATTTAATGGAACTGCATCAAACATAAAAACTTTCAATATTAAGGGCCAATATAGACAATAGGATGTAATAAATTTTTTACTGCTTCTAACTGCGTAGTACCAAACCCGGCGTCACTTATTTGTAAATCTTCAAATGTATCTGTATAGACAGCACAAAACATACCACCATCTTTAAACACTGAAATCTGTATTGCATTTGCTGGTATCATACGTCCTCCCAATCATCATCATCGTCATAAAGTTCACCACGACATTCATACTCGTCTTCATCGTATTCGTCATCGTATTCATCATCGTATTCATTATCATCGAAGTCAAAATCCTCATTATCAAAAGCGTCACCATCAAACTCAAAAATTTTTCTCATCTTATTCCTCCAGCGTAAAGGTATCATCAGAAAGTAATTTTTTATGCTTAATAGAAAAAGCTTCTGCTAACCCCATGTTACAAAATTGTGTGTAAATTTTACCATATACACGCCGAATAAACTCAGGTTGCTCTGGACGGCACCCCCGCACAACTGCTGTCCTCCAAGCTAATAATGACCCTGTTGCAATGACTGATTGTATCCCACGTATTTTGGTAGTAGTTAGAGCAAATGGCATACCGCCTAATACTTCTAATAATAGAGGCATGTCAACATCTTCTGATGCAAAAAGACAACCATAATGTAGTAAACAGTATACATCACGGTTTGCTTTAACATTAGCAGATGCTTTTCTGTCTCTAAAGCCTGCTAAACATGCAATTAAATGCTGCTGATTTTTTAATCCGGATGCATCGGCTGCCCTAGATGGGGAGTAACCCAGCATTTCATTTGCTAATGTTAGAAATGCTGGCGTATTCATACTAGGAATCAGAAGTAATAAAGCATCAGCGTTCAAGCTAATTTGCCTCCATGTCGATATGAACGTGTCTTATTATATTCTAATTTTAATCTAAGGGCTTCTTCCAGAGGAATATTATAATGCCCACAAACATCAGCGACTCTTATTAAAAGGTCGGCTAATTCAACAGCAATCCCTTCTGGCTTATGAGTTGCATCTATGACTAGCATTGAAGCTGTGGATAAACCGTCACGTCTGTATTCTTCCATTACTTCCGCTAATTCTGTTACCATTAACATCAATTTTTCACCAAAATTGATTTCTTTATCCCACCAACCTTTTTCTAATGCTGTAGTATAAGACTGTTGGACTAATTCTTGTATTGTCATGGGTACCATACCTTTCCATCAAAGAGATTTTGGCAGTCTCCAAGTTTACCATACCACCAAGTATATATAACACCACTAGCCTCAAAAATCTTCTTAGCTAACTCAGTATCTTCTCGCCATCTATCTGGTGTCATTTCCAAAGCATTTCCATGGCAGACTACTTCCTTAATACCAGAAAGCACAATAGCGCGCGCACAATCACAACAGGCTGCCCACGGGCAAAACATGGTAGCTCCGTATAAAGAGATACCTTCATTCGCGGCTTTAAAAATAGCGTCCCTTTCTGCATGTTCGATAATTTTATACTTTAATGCCCTGTCTGTTAAATCAAATTCATCTAATCCAGGTGGTAAATGATTCCAACCACTAATAATATTAGATTTAGTCACAATTATTGCGCCAACTTTTGTGCTGGGATCTGGACTATATAAGTCCGCTAGTTGATAAGCAGATCGCAAATATGATTCAATCATTATTTAGTTTTCCTAGACCAAAGCCACCAATTATAAGCTGCCATTGCTAAACAAGCTCCATCCATAACTAACATATCCGACATCTGTAATTGAATTGCGTATAAACACCAAAATAAATTTCCTATTATACTAAACAACCAACCTATATTCCATTTACGCCCTAAACAAATTAAAGCCAGAAACATCCAAAAATTGCCAACCCAACCAAGCGTCATAATAATCTCCAAGGCCACCAGAAGGAATTGAACCTTCAACATTCGCATTACAGGTGCGATGCTCTACCGATTGAGCTATAGTGGCTTCTCCGTTTACTCAGTCGTGAACTTAATAGTCTGAGGTAATAAACACCCTCTGTTACTACATGGATATACAGTTACTGTTCCAATCATAACTAACGATTCATTAGGATCGAATGAACTAACATTCAATGTCCATTCAACTTGTCCTGAAAGTGTTTCAATATCAATTCCAGGTAGAAAATCATAATGTAAAATAGTTGGCTTAGGATTTTCAGTCCATTTAGTTTCTCTATCAACCATTGCTCCAGGTCCAAGTTCAATATTAGTAGGTCTAGGTCCGTCTCCCTTTTGATTAATAGAGTAAATATGATAATCTGCTGGAATAGTTGCTACCAACTTCAACTGATACTTGCCTAGACTAAGTGGAACTAAAGTAGCTTCAACTTCTACCTGAGGCACAATTTGCTGCACTGGCCGTCTATTAGTACTAGTATTATGAGCAAAATCACAAGCCGATAAAAATAGAAGACCGATCATCAGTGTAACTACCAAAAACTTACTCATATTAAACCCCAAAAATAAACCACTAAATTATATGGCCAGCTAGCAATGGATACTAGATCATTGCTCGTAATGGAACTATCTGAAGCAATCACAAGATTGACAGCTATTCCAAATAATGCCACACAACCCCCAAGCCAGAAGACTAAGGCATGTGTGAAAAATTTCTTTATCATTACTTACCCCGCATCTTGTTAATTAATTCAATCACATACCCAATAACAGCTTTAACAGATGGGGCAACAATCTCATACAAGTCACTGACGGCATAGACTGGCCAGACAAATGCACTAGTAACAGTTGGAATACTCACATTACCAGCATTACGCAAATTTAAAAGATTTACCATAACGCCACCTGCATAAATATAAACTAAACTCATACCAATATCTCCTATAAAATTAGAAGTGGGAGAGCCATCGCCATCGTGGCTCTCCCACAGAATCGAGACTACCGAGCACGCTTCTTAGGGGCATCTGCCTCTTCAACTTTTTCAATCTCAGTATTTTTTAATGCCATAAACTTTGTAATTTCTTCTACAATCGCTTCCATTGGTGGAAGATTTGTAAAAGGTGTTGAACAAGCAACACACACGGGAACATGCCATCCATAGGTTGGCTTCTTAATATATTTAACCTTCAAGGTACAAGGTTCTGGAGCCGTTCCCACAGGACGATTTAGACGGAGAGACAATTGTTCTGCGTCCGCTGCGGACTTTGGAAGATAAGCGCCAATCTTAGGAGCTTCCTTTCGAGTCGAACTTGTGCCGCAGAAAAATTCATAAAACTGACCTGAGCCGCGTTCAAAAATCAAAAATGTTGGCCCATACATACAACCTGAATTAGGTTGGTCTCCCAACTCCTTAATAGTTTTGAATGCTTCGCTTGTAGGATCATAATTTGTGACAATACTATCACGATCTCGCATATCCAAAGCCTTTACTCGACAACACACAGGCAAAATATCAATTTCATTACCTAAATCCTGAATAACATCATCACCACGAGGTACACCATAATGCCCTGGAGCGATTAGACCGTTATCAATAGCTGCTCCTTTAGTATATAGCTGAAGTCGCTCTAAAAATGAACCACTCTTTGCGACTGCCTGAAAAATCTCGCTATTAACACTTAAACCAGTGGTTGGTAGTTGATTCAAATTTACAGGTGTTAATTCATTACTCATAGTTTAAATCTCCAAATAAAATCAATCTTCAATTAATGAAATTCTCCAATCATCACTTAGACCCAATTCTTTTTGATTCTTTAAGGTGGCACGTCGCTTTCTCCTTTCAATTAATTGTGTTTCCATTTTATCCAATTTTTTCTGTTGTTTTGCTACATGTTGTTTTACACTATCAGCATCTAAGTGCAAAACCCATGCCAAAGCTTGTCGCCAAACATTTAAAGGTGTTAGTTCAGCATCTGTTAAAGTACTAAGAATAACCGAGCCACTGATAGGCTTTTCAAACTCGCTTTTTATTTGTCTTAAATTCCGAAGATGTGGCTGGGGGGTTTTATTTAATATAAAAAACTTTTCAGCCTTACCTTTAAATGCTTGTTCCCAATAATCTTTCATCATTCCATTACAAATAATCGCAGCATCTTTTCCACTCATACAGAGAGCTTTAGGTAAAAATTCGTCTTGTAATCTCTGAGGTAAGTTGCACATAGCATAAGCTGCAACTAAAGAAAGATTCCCCGCATCTAATTCTCGTTTAGCTGAATCACAAAGTCTAGTTAATTTTAATGTTGATCTAATCCAACCTGGATTTTTATTAATTCTAACAGAAAGAGCTTCAAAAGTCAAATCCGGATCAGAAGCAAATAATCGTTTTAAATGCGAAGCAAATTCAGCGCGTTTTGTTGGTGGGCGTTGCATATTAGCTTCAATTTGCATTAATAAAGCTTCTTCATCTGATGCTGAAACAATAGTACAACCCAATTGGGTGAGACCTATATCTTTAGCGCAAGAAAATCTATACATACCGTCAATAACTTCGTAACTACCTTCAAAACGTGTTGACTGACGCACTAAAATAGAGTTTAGTATGCCGTGGGTCGCAATTGAATCACGCAATTCCATATAATCTAGCGTGCGACGATCCACTGTCCTCAGCATGAGGTAGGGAGGGATTATTTTATCAAGGCTAATAAGTATAACAGAGTTTTCAGGCATCTTTAGTGCAAAATTTACAGGAAGAGCATAAGTTTAAATTAATAATAACATTTTTTCCAATTTCTTCATTTGTGCAAATATGATAGAAGGTGACACAGCGACAACCTTCTTTTGGCATTTGTATTCTACGACGAAATTTGCATGTTGTCCAGACTGGGATTAAAACCCATGCATCGGAATTTTTAGGATTATTTGATTTGCGTTGATACCCTTCAACTAAGGGCGGTGGTTCCCACCCTCTTTTAGGGTACACTAATATTCCATTATCAAGTATGTGTGGTTTATTGTATTTTTTTAAACTCATACGTTAAATACCTCTATTACTATTACACCTTAAACAGCGCCGAAATTTCAAAATCAGCGCCGAATTTTTCAATAAAGTAGTATATAACTATCACCCCATATATCAACATTTTTTAAACTTAGATACTGTAAAGAGTTACATCAATAGTTGTCAAAGTGCGTTGTGGTTTGAAAATAAACTTTTTAAAGGCGAGAAATTAAAAACAAATTAAATACACATCAATCAGAATAAAAAAGTTTTTTAGCCACAACGCACTTTGACAACTATTGATGTAACTAAGCTAGATATTAAAAGTTACAGAAAATTGGAAGTGAATTATGATCTCAAAACAAAAATTTTTGAAATATTGTCCTTAGTTTAGGTGTAAATAGTAGTAGAGAACTTATTCAACTTGGAGATTATTATGCCAAACCCAAAACCCTCGACCGTTATTCGCGCATGTTTGACGCAAGATAATGGTTTGAGGCATAATGAACAAAGAATTGCAAATTGGTATAACCATGAAATGGAAGTCCAAGTCATGGTTGCCCAAGGGGACGGTGAGCCTATTGATGGTAAGACCAGAGTTTATAGTGATGGTCTAAACACTTGGTACAACTTCCGCATTCCCAAGAATGCCAATACCGACCCCATTGATAATGACCATGAACTAAAGTATGCTTTAGAACTCCATGCTGAAGCAATTGGAATGACTGGATGGAACTGGAAGCGTCGTTGCTCTGTCAGAGTTGGTTTTGATTTTGATTCGATTACTTCCCATGCAAAGGGTGTGGGTGTTAGTGATGAACAATTAAATGCAATTCGAGATAAGCTAATAGAAGTACCAGAGGCTTTGGTGTTGCGTAGCACTAGCGGCACGGGTTTGCATCTATACCTGGAATTTGATCCGGACAACCTACCAGAAACTTTGAACCATACCGAACATGCGGCTTTGGCAATTGCTTGCCTAAAAATTATATCTCAGCGTGTAGGCTTCGATTTCCAAGCTGGTGTAGATGTTGGTGGAGGAAATATGTGGGTGTGGCACCGAAAGGCAACACCTGAGAATCGTGGACTTACTATCTTAAAGGATAATAGACATCCAAATGGTACACAAGCTTATATGACTACCCCTGAAAATTGGAAGTTATATATGGATGTGGCTACACGAAAAAGACAAAAAATTAAAATAGAGGGTGTACCAGATAACGAGCAAGATGATGTATCAGATAAAGCTGCGGCACAAAAAGCAATTCCTTTAACTGATACTCATAAACAGATTATTACTGGTTTGCAACAAGTTTGTTCAAATTTTTCGACAGTATGGATTCCAGACCATCATTTATTGCAGACTCATACCTACGCATTAAAACTTTATTTTAATCATTGTAAAGACACTGGCAACCCTCTTATTGGTATATTTAATACATTAAGTGAGGGACGTAATCCCCAAACCCCAAATTGCTTTTGTTTTCCATTAGAAAATGGTGGATTTCGAGTTGTGAGGTTTGGAAAAGGGACTCAAGAACATAATACATGGCAGATGGATCGGGGTGGATGGTCGTATACTTACTATAATCAAGCTATGAATTTTTTTCGTGCCGCCACCGCGTATGAAGGTCTTGAAGACGATCGGGCAGGATTTACCTTCACTGACGCTGACTCAGCTATTAGCGCTGTACAAGCAATGGGGCATCAAATTGAGATACCTGATGAATTAGCTAATAGAGCAGTTACCTTGCGTCCGCATAAAGGTGGCAAACTTTTAGTAGAAATTGAGAGTACAAAAACTGATAAAGAATTTGAGATTATTGGTTGGATCAAAAAACGTTCTAAATGGATAAAAGTATATAATATTAAAATCTTAGATGACCAAAATACTAATATTGATTTTGAAGATGTTGATAATAATGTACGTGCTGTTATTACTACAGATCATTTATTATCTGGTTGGCATTTGCGACATGAACAAGGAATGTGGATGCAACTTGGAAAAGATGATGCACGATCAAAATTAAAGTCAATTGGTTATGATACAACAACAGAAGCGATTCTTGGTCAAGTAATTTCCAAGGCGTGGATTCGTGTAAATCTACCTTTTAGAGAAGAGTACCCTGGAAATCGTCAATGGAATCTAAATGCGGCACAGTTACGTTTTGATCCAGCTACTGATATTGATGACATGAGTGAATCTTTACATCCACATTGGGATATGATATTAACGCATGTTGGAAGAGAATTAGACGAATATCTTATTGAATTACCTTGGGCAAAACGTAATGGAATTCGGACTGGAAGAGATTATTTAATGCTATGGATAGCTTGTATGATAAGAGAGCCTTTTGAACCATTACCTTATTTATTTTTATACGGACTTGAAGAAACTGGTAAATCTATTTTACATGAAGCTATTTCACTTTTAATGACAAAAGGAGTCATTCGCGCGGACACAGCTTTGACAAATCAAAGTGATTTCAACGGAGAGTTAGACGGTGCAATTTTATGTGTAGTGGAAGAAAAAAATATAACAAAAGCTGGTGTTTCTGTTCGTAACAAAATTAAAGACTGGGTGACATCACCTACAATTTCTATACATGCAAAACATAAGCAAGTGTGCCAACAACGGAATTCTACACATTGGATTCAATGCTCCAATGATAAAGGCAGTTGCCCTATTTTTACTGGGGATACTCGTATAACTATGATTAATGTTGCGGAATTAATACCTGGCTCGGAGGTTCCTAAATTAGTACTACTTTCAAAATTGGAAGATGAAGCACCATATTTTCTTGCAACTATTTTAAATGCCCCGCTGCCAGATTTAGAACATAGGATGCGATTACCTATTGTAGTAACAAGTAATAAAGAACAAATGGCCGATTCAAATCAAACATTACTTGAAGACTTTCTTGAAACAAAATGCTTTTATGCTCCTGGATCATGTATTCTTTTTACAGATTTCTATAGTGAGTTTATAAAGACTATTCCAGATAAAGATAAGCAGGCAGAATGGGATCGGCAAAAGATTCAAGTGGCTTTACCTGGAAAGTATCCTTTAGGTTTTTATACTGGTAATGCTAGGTATATTGGTAATATTTCCTTTATACCTACAGAAGCACAACCATTTACCTTTATATGTCGTGATAAACGGCTAATAATTAAAGAAGCATGAGGTTTATATGGATAGCATAATTAGAGTTTATCGGTACTCCGACCAATATAAAGACCTAGCTTACCCTTTAGCAGACATCCGTGTGTCTGGGCCTATTTCTGGTAATCCTATTAAGTTTGCAAAAAAACACGGTGGAGATTTTATTAAAATTCTATCGTTAGAAGAAGCAGAAACAGACGATTTAGTAATATTTGAGATAGAAAACGGTATGTGAGTTGCTGTAATTTATACTGATTTAAGGAGTTCTATATGACAAAAAAGCCCGACTACGATCATTTTAAAGATTCTGGAGCACGGTCACAGTTTAATACTGGGGCAGTTCGTGATGCTCAAGGTGGAAAGGGTAGAATGGATTTGCTGCCTTTTCGTGCAATTTTTGAGGTAGCAAAAGTTTTGGAGGGCGGGGCAAAGAAGTATGATTCCCGTAACTGGGAAAAAGGCATCCCCCTATCAAGATACGCTGACAGTGGGTTAAGACATATGGGTAAATATTTACGTGGGGACCGAGACGAGCCACACGATGCTATGGCTTGTTGGAATTTTCTCTGTTTAATTGAAACACGTATGCGTATTGAAGAAGGATTATTGCCTACTGAATTAAATGATTTGCCTTGGAATCCTCTCGAACTTTTAGACAATCCATTAAATATTGAACCCACCGATCCTGATAGTGAATTAGTCAAACCTGAGCGAAGAAAATCATACAAAAAGACTGTTGGGGGTTCTAAGCATGAAAGCGTCAAACAACGTCGAAACTCAAAGACTAAGAAAACTAATAGCAGGCTCGCACGCTGATTTTATTGTTTTCTTGTCTTCATTGGCCAGCCCCATTGTTGTGGGTGGAGAATATCCACGAACAAAATTAATTAATGCTTTTAATAAATGGTCTAAAAGCAGAAGTTTTGACACCGATGGTGCTAATATATCAAGTTGGCGAGACGCTTGTAGTAATGGTCTTCTGAAGAAAGTTTAATCATGCCAACATATCACACTGGTTTAGCACATCTTAATGGTAATGTAATGTGTGCTATTGATATTGAGACAACAGGCCGTATGGCCGGTTATCACGAAATTATTCAAATAGCTGTACAGCCGCTGGATTCAATGCTAGAGCCAATGAATGGTATTAGACCATTTTATACTACAATCGCTCCAGAATACCCAGAAAGAGCCGAGGGGGAGGCTCAGGCAGTGCATGGTTTAAATCTGCAAGAACTTAAGAGCAGTTCACTAGATCAGTGGCGTGTGGCAGATTTATTTGATGAATGGCTTGAAGGGCTGAATTTACCTTACAGAAAATCTCTGGTCCCTTTAGCCCATAATTGGGCTTTTGAAGCGGGTTTCTTAAAATCATGGCTTGGTATAGACAGTATGAATGAGATTTTTCATCCCCACCCACGAGATTCAATGTTATTAGCTATATCTATTAACGATAGATCAGTAATGCAGGGTGATTTGCCTATTTATCCTTCTGTATCATTGACAGCAATGTGTAAACAGCTAGGAATACAAGTTATACACGCCCATGATGCACTATCTGATGCCTTAGCTGAAGCAAAATTATACCAAACTTTATTGAGACTGCCATTATGAAAAGATATAAAATATCTGTGTTTAAAACAACACAAAACGGCGATATGTTAGTTGCTTGTATAAAAGCTAGTTGGCTTCCAGATGATAATGAAAAATTTGCTTGGGAACTTGGTGGAGATAGGTTAGAAATTATTGAAATTGATTCTCCACTGTCTATTAGTATCCCTCCGCAGAATTAAGACATGGTGGTTTTTCTGCCCCCATTAATTTGTATATACGACAAGGGGCAAAGTCTGTAAAACAGCATCTTTGTACATAGATTCCATATTGTCGTAATTGTTTACGACAAGCTTGAGTCAATTCTTCTTCTACCTTATCTGTTAAATGCTGCAACAGATCGTCTAATTTCCATCTTGTTACGACGCTGACTATCGCGGCTGCGGAAATATCATTGACCGTGGTCCCTACATCCCAGTTACGCTCGCCAATCGCCTGCATGACATCTTTAACTGAAAATACAATTAAAGCCCCTGCAACGACCTGTTGTTTATCGCTTGTTACTAATGCTTGATTAGACAAGTTATTGGTTTGTCTCGCAGTTACAATTACTTCCCATTCAGTTGTCAATGGCCAGACCCAATGCCAACCTGCCCCCATCTTCTTTACATACCTACCCCAACGCCATTTGACCCCGCCATGAGTAGCTCGAATAATAATTGGTCGAGGTATAAATTTAAGTAAAGCATTAAAAATATCTGAAAGCCATGAAAAATCCATAAAATATCCTTTAACTAGGTTTTAACCAAGCGGTTCCAGCGCCCCATATATCGCCATCTGCATCAAATTGGAAATCAAATTCTTTATCTGGGTGTTCCTCATCCCAAATCCAAATATCATGCTTCAAGCATAGTTTATTATTATTTGTATCAAAATGCAATATATCACTTAGATACGCAATCGCCTCCTCGCTAGCATTGACGCTATCTCGCACTTTAGTTTTGCTTAAATCAAGAATAACACCATCACTGACTAATGGTATTGTTTGAATATCAGGATATGGTGTCTGAATGGGAGCTTGAATAGGCGAACTCACGGGATTTGGGGTGGATATTACCTGACCAGCATATGAAGCACCACCAGATGGTTCTTGGCCTGGGATAAATCCTGTGTCTGATGGGTGACGATCTCCCGCATCATGATTACGGTTATCAGTGCCGTGTTTAGAGCGTGAAATACTTGTTCCACCTCCACCGCCTGAAATATATTGCGTCTCAGAACTGGCAGTATCCTTAACCTCGCCTAATGGTAATTCGCCTTCAGCCGCTTCACCTATCCAGGCTCCACCCGAGTGCCCCCAATGTACTTCGTAATCGGTTGGATAGATCCATTCTGGGGAAACATCTGCGGGCCAAGCAAAATCATAAGGCATTAAAGTGCCAAATTTAATTGGTAGCCAACACTCAAGATCAATCAATTGATCCGCAGAATTAAAATTAGCTTTTTTGACAATCCCTTTGACTAGTCCAGCTGCAACATAATTTTTTTCAAAGTTTAATGTAATACAATCCAAAGTCTCAATGTTTAATTTATGTAGAAAGGTTCTAAAATTAATTTGTTTCCAAGTATTAGATTTTCTTATAAGCCAGAATGTCGCGGCTTTTAAAATAATATCTGGTTGATTATATATATAAAATTCCGTTGTTTCCTCATGTACACCATAGTATCCAACATTATGTCTTAAAATTAATCTATTTAATTTGTCATGAGCATAAGAAATCCGCCATTCAACAACCATCTTAGTTACTAAATCTTCGGTGGCCGAGCCACTCACTAAGATGCTATTAAATTCTATATCGCTTTCAGTAATAGTATTACTAGAGTCGGGTTCCTCGGCTAAATAAGTCAGATAAAAAATACCGTTTATTAACCGAAGGCTGCAACGTGCTTGGAATGCTATTTCTTGTAATACTGTGATTACGTTTTTTCGATCGAGGACTGCAAAATTTGCTGGAAATGGTTCCAAGCGAATACGGACATGATCGAAGGATGTTGAATCAATCGCGAATTCTGTATAGATATCAATAATATACTCTAGAATATCTACAATATTTGGCCCGACAGATGATTCAAAAGTAACATAAACATCATCACCCCAATTCTGACCTGTAATTGTGCTTAAAGTCTTATAAAAAACAACTTGAACAGCTGTGATTGAACCATATACTTTAGTTTCAGTGTAGTAATAATTTGTTGGTACATCAACTAGATGCCTAACTCCATTAAAAGTTTTGAATGCTTTTACAGATAGTACTGTGCCTGGAACAATACTAACAATGTATGTTATAGGTTCATTACCGTATAATGTTACCGCAGAACCAGCATCGGCCCAAAAATGTTTTGGAGAAACTGGCGAAGCCTGAGATACTGATACGCCAGCGGAATATATAGTTCCCTCGGTACGTATATAACATTGGTCGCCAAAGTCTCCTTTACCACAAGGAACTTTTGAATAAAAATTAAACTCGCCCCCAGGTCCTGGGGCAGTTGCGCCACTGGCCTGTGCTTCTGCTACTTCATTATTATATGCTGCTAAATTCTCAGGATGATTTCTACTAATAATTGTAAATAAATCATCATCAACCCCAACCGTATTTCCAAAATAACCAGTAAATAATCCGCCATTAATATCAAGTGTAATCATATTACGTGGAAAATCTTGACCGCCTAAAATACGTACAGGATTTGTGCCCAAACCTTGACTAAGTACATCGGCAATTCTAGCTGCCGCAGCTTGATTCTGTGACGCTACAGAATCGGCAATGCCTTCTAATGCTGCATTTATCGAAGCATCTAATTGTGATCGCTGGTCGTTGTATTTTTCATATTCGTTGTCATCTGTACCCAACCAACAGCTGGAAACCAAACTAACATGCCCCTTTTGAATCTGCTGTATTGCTAAGCCACTTGTATCAGCTTCAACTGGTGGGTTGTAAAATGTACTACCACTAAGGATTCCAAGACCAGCAAGAGACGTACCATGTGTTGCACTTCCTATTGCCACACATGGTACATCAAGCGGCGTTCCAAAACAAGAGGGCCAAGCCTGTCCAATTAATTCAACTGGAATATACGGGAATTGACCCTCTTCGGGAGAGAATCCAAACTCTTTATCTTCAATTTGAGATACAATAGAAAAACTGACAGTTTGTTCACCTTCATTCCAAACAATAGGTGAATTTATCTTACCACAGAATAATAAAAATTTATCCGTTAATGCTAATCCCTCAAACCATTGCCAAACTCTTACATCACGTTTATGAATATCTGTTGAGTCTAAGATATTTTTTAATGTGCCATCCGTATCATCGAATGTTACTTGAATTTCTTGCGAGTCATTATTATCAGTGATCGCTACAACATCATCTAAGTCACTTAGCTCTAAGATTTTTCCCTTAACTCCACCAGCGATATCACGATCAGCATAAGCTTGCCAACCACCATCACGAATCCACTGTATTTCTACAATAACAACAGGTTCATTACCTAAGCGTGTCTGTAATTTTGCTAAAGCTAAGGCAGATAATGTTCTCATATTAAAGTACCCTCAAATTCAAGTTCTACATCTACTAATTCATTACCACCACCAGGGTTTGCGCGTTTAGATGTATTAAACTCCACGGGATTACTTGTAATATACCCAACCCAACCCCTATTCAAATGATCTACTATTTTTATTTGTTGTGATATATACATTAATAAAAATCTATTAAATTCAATTGATTTTAAACGAGTCATAGTAAATGACATAACTAATTTTCTACGTAATCCTTTTGTTTTTACGTATGTATATAAAGTGCCGTCCATTGCACGTTTTGGATTCATTTCAATAGCCAGAGATTCACTATCGCCAAATTTTGGATTCGGCAAATAAATACGACAGTCTGTGGCGGGCCAGGGTGCTGTAATTTCAAACATTAAATTAACTCATATTCAAGTGTTTGGACTAACCACGTTGCAGTTTCAACGCTGTCAGGTCGAATAGATTGTTGCGTAGCAGTGTCAATAAATACAAGTTCATTTGTGGCTCGCCCTCTAGTTGTGGATCGTGTTATTTCAAACTCTAAATTAATAGATAGGTTTTCACGCCCATTTCTCACTAGTGTCTCATTTGGAGTCACAGTGATAGCTCGCCACCAATTACCCTCCCAATCTATTAAACCAATTTCTTGTCCTAATGTTGTATACACAAAAGTTAATAAAGCTTGTCCTTCTAATTCAGTTAAACCTGAAAAACTGAGTACAAGACGCTCATTTTTTGGCCACATGGGATCAGCCCATACAATTAAAGTACCGCCACGAGTTTCGCGTTTAATTCTTTGAAATTCTAATCTATTTCTGTTCCCTAAATCAGGTCCGCGTAATGTTACTGTAGTGGTTGGTGATATCCACGGATAGAATAAAGTAACACCAGAAGCATTAGCGTCAAGAATTGGAATATTCTTTAAAAAGTTTTGCGGCGCTTCTGGATTAGTTGTACTCCCAATAAATGGAGCATAATTACATAATGAAAAAATATCTTTTTCGGCAAAGAAAGAAGAAATAAATTCTAACTCGCTAGAAATTGACAAGTTTAGCGTTTTATTTAAAGTTGCTTCACTCTCTAATTCAATCGTTGTGATTGGGAAAGTGTATTTGGTATCAGCATAAGTGGTGAAACTAAGTATAGAACCAGCATCAGCGTAAATTGGCACTGGTATAATTGTAGCAAATGCTATATTACTTGTAGCATTTACATCAATTGCCCCAACTTTTAAAAGTGTTTTCTTCGCAGTTTGTGATGTCCAAATAGGCGAAGTTGCTGAGCGACCAATTATTTTTTCTACAGTAACTGAATCCTGTAGCCCCGCTACAACATTAATTTCATAGCCATTGGCATCATAATCAACGGTATCCCATTGAACCTCAGTCTCAGCGCTTAGATTCCAAGGTCGTGTTACATATTCTGTATCTTCTAGTTCAAGTTCGCTGTCAACAATTAAACTCTTAACACTATTGTACGGAAATTGGTCGAGAGTAATCGTTTGTGCAACTGCAATTTTGATTGGATTTACGCGAACTGTCTGGACAAGTGTAATCGGTTGTAGAAAAGATGCTACTGTGATTCCTTTTTCCAGTGTTTGTGTTAAAGACAGTATATTTCCAACAATTTTATATAAATCGCCAGTAGCCGTGCCTGTAAATTCAATTTCGCTCGTGACTGCGCGGTTTTTTTCTTGTAAATCAGCAAATTGTGAAAACTCAATTTCACTTGAGCTAGTTAAGTTTCTATCACCACCTAAAGAAATAGCTTGTATAAAAGCAATATTAGAAGTTACGGATTCTTCATATACGTCAGGGATTCTAACAGAACTTTCAAGTTCAAGTTCGGATACAATTTCCAACCATTTCGGCCCAATATAAGACGCAACTGTGGTAAAAGCCACGGGTTGATCTTCATCTATTGGATGTGGATATCCACCTAGAGCCGTAGTAAATGTAATAGTTTGTGTAATATATAGATTATTAGGTGTCTGTGCAACAGTGGTAAAATCAAGACTATTATCAGCATCAGCAAGAAGAATAGCTTCAGGTGCAGCTAAAACTTCAATATACTGGCTGGTAACTCTAAGAGTCCCACCATCACCTGGGCCAAGTACTTCTACAAGTTGATTAGTAACTCTTAATGCCATATTAGTTTACTTTGATTCCAAATTGTGAGGCATCAACATTAGAAATAGTCCAAGCATTACCAGTAGGATCAGTTTCCATTAATCGTGTTTTCATAATATAGTTTGTTGTTCCAATAGAATCTGCTCCGCTATAACTTTCAGTAGCTCCCAATTTTGCTACTGTTACTAAACTAAAACTATTCGCATCAGTCTCTCGGCATACTGTATTAATTTGGATGCCCTTAACACTATCGGCTAATTCTGTGATGGCATCATAAGTATATAAATCTTTTGTTGTTGATACCGCACTCTCAACATATCCAGTATCATCGTCACAGATGCTTTCATTTACTAAATCAAAGTTTTCAGCACCTGCACTTCTTGTCCAGGCATTCGCAGCTGTGTCACCATCTGGTCGTATTGCGATCACACGCATATTTCCAAGAAAATCATTATTTACTGCTCCAGAGCCATCTAAACAATATATATCATCAAAACTAGCTGCGTATGCACTTGATGCCGAGCTACTTAAGCGAAACCTATCGTGATATGCATTTGTGCCTGCTTGAGTATCAATACCACTATCGCTAGCAACATCGCTCCCACCAACTCGAAGTTCATAGGTGCCTGTTGTATTATTACATAAAACTTTGAATTCAATATAATACCAAGCATCCGCAACAAGAGCTAAACCTATAGTTGTCTCTATTGCTGTCCCGCCACGATAAATCGCTATCTCCCCACCAGCAGTGAGTCTTAAATTCATTCCTTGGGTAGTGCCATCATATAGACTTAAAAAAGTAGTCACGTTTATGGCTTTAAATTTAACAGCAAAGCCAACAAGTATTGTTGCATTAGTGGTTAAAGCAGGTGGCTGCATATATGAGCCAGTGTAGTTTAGCTGAAGACTATAACCACCTAAACGGCCACTTGTAATATTCCAATTTGCTGTTTGACTATCAGTAGAATATTTGCGATCTATAATTCCAACTGGGTCCGGAGCATTCCCTACACTAGTGCCAAAACCTTCGCAGCCTTCAATCCAAAGTAAAGCCATAATTAAACTCCTAAATATAGCTAAGGGGCTCATAATGAGCCCCTTAGGTACGTTAACATTAGGTTACTGCCGGGGCGCTAACGGTATAAGTCACCTTTAATTGATCCCCGATTAAAACCGCTACGTCGCCGCTTGTAAATAACGCCGTGGCCCACAGTGTATTACCTGCGGCTGTGTGATCGCTCTTTGTTTGAGCATTAGCACCACCAACAACGAAGATACCTTTGACAGTACCATTTGCGGTAATATCAAAGATTGCGGCATTTGCATTCGTAATAGCCTTACCTGATGCAGAATCAGGTGCCCACTCTGGACGAGTTGTTGTTGAATCACCATTATTACCATCTGTATAATCAGTGAACCAATCCCAACCATTACCAGCTTGGTTTAAGTTATCATAGTTATCATTTTCAGATAAAGCGGCATAACCAGTAAGATTGATTAGATCAATGTACCAGTTAGCAATAGCTGCCACACCATTAAACATTACATCGAAAAGTTTATTTTTACCTTCGATAGTAATACCATTGTGACCACAATACTCATTAATTCTCCGACCCTTGCGAATGTGTTCCACACGGTAATTACCCTGAAGAAGACACTGACTCATGGGTGTGGATTTTGGACTGCGGGTCACTTCAACAGTCGCGTTCTGCTGAAACGATACAGGATTCATAAAATCCTCCTTCAACTATAGTTTACTAGTTCCACGCCGCACCTCACGTCGAAGTGCAGTCGCAATTTCTCTCGCAGTTTGTCTGGTAGATGAACTACCATTGACCGACACATTGATGTCGCCAACATTCGTTACGGTTCCACCATCTTGACGATATACTGGCTTAACACCAGCGTTCATGGCCACAAGTTGCGAGAAGAAACTCCTTGTGGCTCGCGCATTTACCACGAATTCACCGGGTGATAACATGGCTGGGATCGTGTCTGTCCCATGAGGTTTAAACATTCCACCACTAGCAAAACGCATTGGTCCACCATTAGCCTGTGTTATAGGTGTAGCCATGCTCTGAGCATTTTTAATACGTTCTTGTGCATTTGCCACTCTTTCAGCATTACTAGCTTGAAGTCCATATGCAGTAGCGGTAGTTTGTGCATTAGTATTAATTATAGGTGCATTCTGAGCAATTGAAGCAACATTCTCGGCCGTACCACCAGTAAGTGTCACTGGTATCACAATACCATCACCAAAGGTTGTTCTGGCTAAATTAATTTGTTGTGTTAATTTATCAAGTTGAGCCTTTGCTTCCAAATCAGGTGAACCTGTTATCTTACCATAAAATTGCTGTGAAATTTGTTGTATTGCATCACGAGCCGCTTGCACAGTATTTTGATCCACTAAAAGTGAATTTTGCAGCGGATGTTTTTCCGCAAGTAAATCAAAGTTTTCTAATGCTTTTTGGCTTTGACTAAGTGTTTGTTGAAAAGCCTGTAGATTATTTGGATCAACTTCGCCAATATTTTTAACAGCTAAAAGCATGCTATTATACGCTTGTGCTAATGCATTCGTATTGGTTGTTTGCTTAGAAAGAACAGATATATTTGGCAATACATTACCAAATGATTCCGTTACCCTAGCTGATACAATACCGTGTAGTTTTTTAATCTCCCCATTAAAAGCAGCAACCTTAGGTGTTAAAGTAGCCATTTCATCGGTTTTGGAGGCAATACGATTCATTAAATCAAAAAATGGACTATATTTGTCAAGTTCTGGAAATGCAATATGAACTTCTTTTGGTATCTCTTTAAAAGCCCCCATAAGTTTATTCAAACCTTGTTGATACTCGAATGTTACTTGTGTTTGCATACCAGGAAGTTTCTGTCCCATGGCATTTAAGTCTTTTTGTAGATTAGCCACACCTAAAAATGCGGATAAATTTACCGATTTATCTTTACTCATCAAATTAATTAGACTAGTCCAAGCTACTTGAGCCTTTTGAAAATCTTGCGTCATATCTTCTTCAGATTTGGGTTTACCTGTAGAAGTAAATTGAGTGTATCCCTTAAGGATATCTTGAACAGCAGTTTTCATATCTGCCAGTTTTTTCTCTTCAAGTTTTAGATTCTTGGTGGCTTCTACTCCAGCTTGGCGTATGGCATTAATTCGATTTGCATCGACTTGAGTCATTGCTTGAGCAATTTGTAACTCTTGTCCACGAGTTCTTGCTAAAAGACCACGATTATTTTGTTCTTGGCTCGCACTAGACGATGCCGCAGAAGCAAATCCAGCTGCATCTGACAATGCTTCTTTAATAGCTACAAACTCTTCTGGTTGTGTTGCCTTTCTCAATGATCCCATTGCAGTATTTAATTGTTCTTGGGCTCTATTCATCTGCGCATAGGCTTTATGCACATTATCCATGCTATCTAGTCTAAATCCAAATTCCTTATCTGCAAATGCTTGGGAATTCTTAGTGTAATCTCTCATCGCATCTGTCATTGCTTGGCCGCCATTTTCGGCAGTTTGTTGCAATTTTTTAACTAATCTTTCTTGGGTACTAATAATATTCCCCAACTCTCCTTTTAATGTTGAAACACTATTTTTATTGCTTTGTGCAATATCATCTGTGATTCTTCCGTTAATTTTTTGAAGCTCAGTTAGTACACTTACTGTCGAATCTTTTATTGATTTATTTGTTTCAATTGTACTTTGAACTCTTTTTAAATTTTCTTTGTCAATTTCTTCAGAATATTTCTTTTCCTGCTCTAATAATGCAACATGCATGGTACGAGCTTTTAATGGAATATTCAATAAATCGGCAACTAATGGTGCCAAAAGTTTTCCAGTTTCCCAGCTTAACCAAAGAGCACCAATAGCTGGAATAGCTCGCCCTAAACCAAGTAAAGCAACTTTACATGCGTTGATACTCCATAGCCAAGTGCCAAATAATTTAATAGAGGGTGCAACAGCCGCTACTACTGCGCCCGAAAATACAAATAATCCTGGTGTTCCCAGTTTAGATAATGCGCTAGTTAATTTTTCTACTACACCTAATACACTATTTAGTACTGGTAAGATAGACTGCCCTAATTCAATAAAATTAGTTGAAATTTTATTTGTTAACTGTGCAAATTTTTGTCCAGGAGTTTGTGCAACTATACTATAGACACTATCGGCAAGGGCTTCATTAGCCTCTTTGATTTTTAATGTATCCGCAACGGCTTCTTTATAATTTTCCCCTAAAATTGAAACAGCACCTGTCAATGCCCTTAAATTAGTGAAGGCTTTAGCTAATTCAGAGTTACTACCCTTTGTCTCAGTCTCTAAGGCTTTTAGCATTGGTAATAAACCACCAAATTTACTTATGGCTTGCTCAACAGTTTCTACCCCCCATTTTTCAGAATAAATTGCCTTCAAAGCCTCAGTTGGCTTTAAAGTTTGAGATAATATGGCTCGCATCTGAGTAACAGCTGTGGTGAATTTAACACCTTGGCGAGTCATTGTAGAGACTGGGCCTAATACTTCTTCTAAAGAAACTCCAAGTTCTCTAGCAATAGAAGCAACTCTACCAATTGTATCTTTCATTTCACTAAACTGAAAACGACCAATTTCCATGGCTTTAAACAGTTTACCTGAAACATCCCCTGCACTATCTGCACCTAATTTAAATCCATTTATAGCAACTGTTAAAGTATCAACAGCATCTGTAGTAGTAGAACCAGTAGCAACAGCTACTTTCATAGCTTGCTCTAAAACTTTCATTGATTGAGCGGCATTGCCTACTTGGTTTTGCAACGTTAAGTAATAACCTGCTCCAACATCCGATAATGGTCGTGCAAATAATCGTGAAAGTCTAACTAAATCAGACTCAATCTTATCCATATTAGCACCTTTTCCAGCGACAGTTTGGATCATACCTAACTGACGACTAAAATCAGCACCAGATGTAACCCCTTCTTTAAATGCCTGTCCAAGTGCATTTAGACCAGTAATAAGGTAACGAAATTGTATAATTTGAACGAGTGTTCTAAAAGATATCGTAAGTCTTTGATTGCCACGCTGCAATTGGTTGGCCGCCGATGCATGTGTGGCCGCTAAATTTTTAAGCCTAGCCCCTAGTTGCGCAACAGCACCAGTGGTCCCAGCGCCCATAGTTGTGAATGATTGTACAACTTGTTGTGCCGAAAGTTTATTTGCATTTGCAAATTGTGCCGCTTCAGCGATGCCACCTGCAAAAGCTTGCCGAGTTGTTGCACTTACAGTGTTAGGCAGTGAACCCCATGCAGTGGTTAACTGTTGTATAAGATTCATTTGCGATTCTATGCCACTAGTAGGAAGTGTCGTCCCTTTAGTAGCTACCATATTAGCTTGAGCCTTACTAATAGCTGTAAATTGGTCCAATAATCCTTTTGCAGACTTTTGCATCATATCAAATGCTTTTGACGCCCCTGCGCCACCTGTGTTCCAGCTACGTATCTCTTTCCCAGTCGTGGCGAGAATCGTATTTAATGAATCTAAGGTAGTTCTAAGATTATTGATGGAGGCAATTGCTCCACCAGCGTCGAATCCTAACCTCTGAATAATGTCTTCAGCCATATTATTTTACCATATGTGTTTTAACAGTCATCGCTAGTAAGGGTAGTGGTAATCTAATTGATTTTGCATACTGTGTAAATTCCTCTGCCGCAAGGGCTTGAAAAGCATACGGCCCAGGTTGTTTTAACCTTGCAAATAATCTACCTTCTTCTGGATTAGCGTTAGCATTTGAGATTTCGTTATAACATAGGTGCCAGAGATCTGTCGTGTACTCAAGAATATATGCACCATCATAAATTGTTTTTCTTGCACCACTATGTGCCTTACCATAACTAGGTCCAGACATCCATGGTACACCACCTCCAACACTTATACTGTACCCAATTAATGCAGCTAATTTTAAGAATGTGGCATGACTCGCACCTGACCACACAGGTATTCTAGATAATGCCGCATTCATCCAAATAGTGGCCCCTTGAGTTAACGCTGCATTTAACTCTTGGTCTAATAAACGTTTCCATACTGTAGGAGATAAATGCAGCGTTTTATATTCAAAAGTAAATCGCATTTAAGATTTTCCAGGCTTTGTAAATGCCCCGGCCATTTTCATTTCTTCATAATCACGAAGTTGTTCATAGGCTATGATTAAAGCCTGAGTCCAAACATCACATTCTTCCCAAGAATCCTTAACTCCAGGCGGTTTTATTCCTAGCCGTTCACAGGATTTCCAGACTGTGTACTCTCCGGTTCGGTATTTTGGCCAGAGGATTCTTTTTGCGCCCGAACCTGACCAAGTAGAAAAACCTTGCGCGCCTGTTCAAGTTTAGATTCGTCCAATGAATTTGCTTGCATGACACATTGAACAATACGATTAACTTCAATAGTAGTTAATCCAGCAGCCTTAAAATCTTGAACGTAGTTTGTCCATGTATGTGGATTATCAACTTGAACCGTATCCCATTCAATTTCACTAGGTTCTAATGAGTTTATAACTAGATAAGCAATTCGCTTCTCATTGTGATTTTGTAATATTTGTCGATAATTTTCATCATCAGGCATAGGAACCCAACCGTCCTTAGTTAATTTACCTGGAGCCTTTGGTTCTGGACATAAAATATCAAATTCATCAAGATTAATTGCTTGAGCCCGAATGACAATAGTCTGTTCTCCACGAGGAAGAACAAGTAATTCTTGAGTTGGACCCGCAATTGTGATACCACCGATTCTCATAATAACTCTCCCATAAACCTTACAAGGTCAAAATCTGTAGCTGGATTGTAAGTGATCCAGCTACAGTCATTTAAACTAACTTCTAGTTACTGTTGCTTCTGTCGCATTACATTTTCCAGAAACTGATATCGTTGCATCTTGTAGATTAAACTCTAAGTCATCGTATCGAAATTCTGGTAGAACTGTTGTCTCGTCCTGAGAAGTTCCACAAGGAACATCATGCTGAACCTCAATATCTACACAATAAGGTTCACACAAATCATCTGAGGAACTAACCCATTCTGCTGCATTACCCTTATTTTTAAGGGCATCTACAGGTGTGATAGCCTCACTAGTTCCTGTAGTAATATGCTCATAAACGAATTCCAATTCGACTTCGAGTGGTTGTTCGTCACCTTCCTTAACAGCATCAAGAATACCCCGATCAAGTAAATATTCATACTCTTTTGATTCAGTAAAGGTTAAATTACCTTCGCCTACTTTAATCTCAATTTGCTGTGGTAGGAAATTTAATGTGTCACCTTTTTCAGGAACTATAGCGCCCCAAGCAGGTGTGAAAACAATGTTTGTCGTCGGATTTGTTGAAACTGGAGTACGTGCTGTCACAGTATGTATAGTTGTATGATTTACGGTGGATGGAGTAAATCGAGCACCAACTGGGACTAGATCGGTATCCGTTGTATTCAAAACAACCGTGGAAATATTGACATCTGTATCAGTATTTGCCGGCTCTGCTAATCCTCCAGCTGACGCAATAGTTGTGGCATCCACAACACCACCACCAGCACCTTCGTCAGCAATAGACCAGTTTGCACATTGTGCTGGGCCGACACCCCACATTGTAACAACATCTGACGCGATATTCGCACCTGTTGTATGAATAGTAAAAGTATTTGGAGCAAATGTAACACCAGCAGCAACTATATCCACACCATTTGCAGCTGCGATATTAGCTGTGTCATCCACAGCCTCCCAGGTGCCACTGCCATCGCCTTCGTCGGCGCAGGACCAAGCTGGCCAAGTTGGATTTCCAGCAATTGCAGCATCAAATGTTGCTTTCATAGTTGCACCATTTGAAGTTGCAGCATTATACTCCAAAGTAAATGTATCTGAATTAACATCATACAATACAGCTTCAGCACCATTACTATCTGCTGTAAAAATACAGCCATTATAGACATCATCCTTTGCTGGTGATGTGAATACAAGATCACCATTTGCAGCATTAATGTCTAATGTTGCCGTTGCATTAGCGCCAGCATTAACATCAGCTACTGACGTAAAATTCCAACTATTCCATTCAGTACCTTCGTCTAATGCAGTAAAGGTTAAATCGCTATTCACTGTATTGCTATTAAGAATCGCTGTAGCAACTGCACCCTCTGTAATAAGAGCCGTTCCGCTCAAGCCATCCTTAATACGAATCGTGCAATCACGTAATTCGATTCTTGCCATTTTATCCTCCAATTTTATATTTAAGAAATCTGACTGGCTAATTAAAGCCAGTCAGATACTAGATTTAACTTCTGGTTACTGTTGCTTCTGTTGCATTACATTTTCCAGATACTGAAATTGTTGCGTCTTGAAGATTAAATTCAAGGTCGTCATAACGAAATTCTGGCAAAATTGTTAATTCATCCTGTGAAGTTCCACAAGGAACATCATGCTGAATCTCAATATCTACACAGTAAGGTTCGCAAAGATCATCAGACGAACTCACCCACTCATCTGCATTACCTTTATTCTTAAAAGCATCCACAGGTGTGATAGCTTCACTAGTTCCTGTAGTAATATGCTCATAAACGAATTCCAATTCTACTTCAAGTGGTTGTTCATCACCTTCTTTAACAGCATCGAGAATACCACGATCAAGTAGGTACTCGTATTCTTTTGATTCGGTAAAGGTTAAATTACCCTCACCAATCTTAACCTCAATTTGCTGTGGTAAGAAAGTAATAACATCAGCATTTACTGGTGCATTTGCTACCCAAGCTGGTGTAAAGGTAATATTTGTTGTGGGGCTAGTATTCGCCGGAGTTCTCGCAGTAACAGTGTGCGTAGTTGTATGATTTGCTGTATTTACTGTAAATCGAGCGCCAACTGGAACTAGATCAACATCTGTTGTATTAAGGACAGCGGCGTCAATATTTACATCAACGTCGTTCACCGTGATTACTGCTTGATTAATAGTAGCAGTACCACTGAGGCCGTCTTTGATACGAATCATGCAGTCACGCAATTCGATTCTGGCCATAGTTTATACCTCCAAAAAAGTTTGTTAATTATTACCCAGTTTACGTCTGGTAACGATCACTCTGAAAAGAGTTCCATTTTGAGACGTCCATCTACCTCTGATTGACGAACACGGTCCACACGACTGATTTGTCCGAAGTGAATAACTCTATTTGAGTCGTTTCTCCCTTGTCTAGGTACAAGACATCCGATCCACGCCTGATCGTCCCCCTCTTCACTTCCATAACGGAACACATTTATTGGCCCCTCCATTGCAGTTTGGATTGCTCCACACCACGTTGTGATATCATAAGCTTGCTTAGTGCCCATAATTTCGGTCAATAATATATTGATGTCTACGTTCAAAATGTAATAGTTATGACTTGGTTCTATAATAAAAGGACCATTAATACGCAACTCCGCGTGATTATAATGTATTTTTTCTGGTTCCCGTTCATCCACACCCTCAGTTAAAAGTGGCAAAATTAATATATCAGTTACTGATTTAAAATAATCAGCGACAGAAGACATAATCCATCTTGACCAATTAGGATTTAACATTGGTACTCGCTTGTGTGAACGATGGTTCGCTGGAAAGTTCTACATCAATAATAGCTGGGCCAATAACCCTCTTAGCTGTAATTGTCCAACCAGTATGTTGTTCTAATTCTTCGATGACTTTTAAATTATACCGATAATTTTCAAATTCAATCCAGTCATCATTTTGAATTATATAATTTTTAGGCAAATCTCTTGAATCAATGATAAAAATTCTTGTATTGGTATCATATGATCCACCATATGTAAATTCTTTATTTGCAACTAAAACTGTTTGTACAACCTCACGCTGTACTTTAGTTGGAAGAACGATACAACGATGAATAATGATGTTAGTTGAATTAAGTTCTTTTATTCCTGTTTTATAATCGGTTTCTGCTTTAGTCAATTTATGCAATTTTACAGTGCTTCCAAAGCCGCGTTTTAATGCATATAAAGCTTGCCGAATTCGACGATTTAAACTGTGATTTATAACTACCATATCTAAATCCATCTAATCAATATTTGGTTTCTCACAGTCTTGTCCATACATTTTTGGACAAACATTTGCTAAGCGTTCAACAATATGTCCCATCCATTTTAAACATTCAGAACTCTGGACCAATGCAGCTGTAGTTCTTTCAACAAGATTTTGAAGCATTTTCTTTTGATAATCTTCAAGTTTTTCCACTCTACGAGTTAATTTTAGTTCTCGTTGCCAATCCCGATATATGAAAAAAATTACAATTGCTACAAAAGGTCCGAAATTCTTTACAATATCTACCAATGGAAAATCCATTATTACCTCCATTATCTATTGAAAGAAGGTCCGGAGACTCGTATGAGTCTCCGGAACATTTCGGTCAAGGTTTAGCCAAGCAAAACACAACCAAGATTAGTATCAAGTGTAGCGACACCAGCCAATAGGTCCATCGTTACGATAGTACCTTGTGTAGTAATGTCGTATTGCATTGTGACTCGCATACCAACATTGTTATAATTTGCCACTGCGGCGCGAACACCCATCATTTGGTTCGGAAGAGCCAAGGGGCGTGTGACTAAAGCCAAGGCATCACGATGGAATGCTAGGTTATAAGCACCCAAAGGACCGGGGAAGCAAAGTCCATTGTCAGCAACATTTGCTACAAGAGGTCGATCAAGCCAGAGGATAGTCTGTGAAGCATTTGATGGGTTTTCATATGCTTCGATGACTGTATAAGTATGCCGAGTGGCAATGGTATCACCAAAGGCAACTAGTTGACCAACTTGAGGTTCCTTACCTGCGACATAACCATCAACGGTAACTCCCTTTGCATAGCCAGCTACCATAGCTCCATCAACATCACACTTATTATAAACAGTAGCAAGTGCTTGGTTCACAACAGCATATTTTAGAGGGGACTCTAAAGTAATCTGTGTATCATTGGTAGTAGCAATGCAATATCGAGGTTGATCGTCGCCATCAACTGTCACGAATTGACCTGCAACAGGTGTATCACCAGCGGCATTAACAGTCAATACACTAACACCAGCAGCATAAGCGGCTTCAACAATCTTGGTATAGTTATCGACAGAAGCAGCACCATAGACTCCCGGCTGATTCTGTAGCATGTAGGTATCAAAACCAAGAATACGACCCAACATTGCGTCACGTAGAGCGTTGCCACTATCACCACGGCTATCCGCTGCCATGAATAGATCTGTCTTTAATAGAGCAGTCTCTGAAGAAGGGGCCAATGCAAGACGCCGACCTGTTGTATAGGCAAGATTCTTATTCAATGTCTCGCGAACTTCGAGTACATAATCCTTGGAATTCGTTCCAGTTAAACCACCAAGTTTACCAACAACATTGCCGAGAAAACTATGTACTTGACCACAAATAGCGCGATCAATACCTCGTGCAATCGTTTGCATACCGGGCACGATATAAATTTGAAGTAAATCTTGGAAAGACTTGCTCGCTTCACCATCCTTGATTGTGAAGCTGATATAATGATGTTGGTTCAATGGAACCTGAACATTATCAGCTGATGCATCCTGAAGTTCGATGCTATCTGCATCGGTCTTTCGCTTTGATTTAAAAGTTCCCGGTCGGCGAGTATTAACAACATCACCGAAGTTAGCAACTTCATTCTGGAAATCACGGTGGACCAATCCGGCCATTACCATGTTTTCTTCTAATACTGCTAAACTTTCAAGTGCCCATGCTTCTGGAACGAAGGCATCGTTGTCATTTGCAAAGCAAGTAAGGGATACTTTCAATAAATACAATTCGTTCATTTTCTACCTCCAAAAGGTAAGTTACAATTTATTAAACTACTACGACCCCCAGCTTTAACGAGGCTTTAGACCTAAGGATGCTGGGTTTTCCTTTCTTCGGCGCATATACTCTTCAGCGGACATCTTTTTAACATCCGCCACGCCTGAACCTGACGCATTGCCGCCAGTAGCAGTTCCCGCTCCAATACCACTAACTACGTTTGACTTGAATAAATTACCGAAGAGGGACGGCAATTCTTTCATACGTTTAACAGCAGCTTCTGGTGTTCGACGGGTGATAATAGGCTCTCCATTTGTTGTATCAATATCAGTTAAATCAACCATTGGAACCGCTTCTCCAGTACTTTGTCCTTGATCGTTAGTCTTTTCAACCATAACTGTCATTGGACGAAGCAAAGAAACAATTTGGGAAATATTAAAAGCATCATTAATTACAGCTGCATCCTGTAATGAACGATCAATAAGTGTTTGCTTATATTTTTGTTCCCAGGTGGTTGCTTTAGATTCCCAATCTTTAACTTCCTTGCCGTACTTTTCCTCTAATTCCTTTTTATCGTGCTCTAATTGTTGTTCCCTTGATCGAAATGTCTTCTGTAAATCTTCTAGTTTGCTTTCAAGCTGTTCACGCTGCTCTTTACTTAAATTTTGATTTGCTAAAGCATCCTTATAAGCACCCTCTAATTGTTCAAGTTTTTGTGTATGCTTACGTCGATCCTCAGAAAGAAACCTATTTACATCCTCTTGAGTAAATACTTTGGGACCTTTGTCCTTTTTAGCTTTGGCTGCGGCGGCTGCGGCGGCGGCGGCTGCGGCTTCTGCGGCTGCGGCTTCTGCGGCTGCGGCTTCTGCGGCTGCGACATCATCATTCATCAAATCATCATTCTCATAACAAGCCAACGTAACTTTCATAAATCTATCTAACATTATATGATCTCCACCCAGCTATATTTAATATTAAATAGTTTGCTGGTATACTATTTAATATTCGGAACCACCCTTAACTACATCGTTAAGGTAAATTTAACTTACCCGAATGAGTCTATATTCACGGCCGTCG